AAAGGCTCTTTATCAGGAGATTGGGGTGATGTTTGGGCTCACTAAAGGTTCAACATGACACAAAAACAATTATCAGGAGAATGTTTAAGTTGTGAATCAACTTATACTGTATCATTTATGGAAGAATTAGTATCCCAAGATTTACCAGAAATCTGTCCGTTTTGTGGTGAACAAATTGAAGAATTATCCGAGGACTATATAGAGGATGATGACGATTTGGATAATGACGGATGGGACGATTAGATTGGCAGTATAAGGGAAAAGATTTTACGGAAGACTTGATTGGTGATAATTATGGATTCGTTTATTTAATTACTAATACAGCGAATAACAAAAAATACATAGGTAAGAAATTATTTTATTCTACCAAAACCAAACAAGTCAAAGGTAAAAAGAAGCGGTACAAAGCACCAAGCGATTGGCAAACTTACTATGGAAGTAGTGCCGAACTAGCTAAAGATGTGTTATCATTAGGTCATGAATCATTCACCCGTGAAATATTACATCTTTGCCAGTCCAAAGGCGAATGTAGTTATGTTGAAGCAAAAGAACAATTTATCCGTGGCGTTATGGAAACGGATGAATACTACAACACTTGGATTATGGTAAGAGTGAGAAAATCACACATCAAGGACTATAATGCTAGACTTTATGCAAAAACTCAAGAATGATCCAGACGGACCATTTGATGCAATATTTTTTCTACCCGGCGATAAAGAGGATCAAGTTCACGTAGAAGCTTCTATATTCAAAAATCCAGGTGAACCATTAGGTGGAAGTTCTATGGGACATTCATATGAAGTGGTATTATTTAAAGATGATACCGAAAATGATAAGTTGTATGATGTTGACCGATTTGAAGCAATCTTTTGTGACCCATACGAATACATCTCCAATTTAATACCACAAAAGTGGTTTGGTATGGTGGTAAGAAAAACTACCACTTCCGGTGGGTTTATACAACGAATGTTTGACAAAATGCAGGAAGTGTGATACAATAGATTCTTACTGAAACTATTTGAAAGTTTGTTATGATTCTCGTTGACTTAAACCAAGTATTACTTGCCGGACTTATGGCGCAGATTGCCAACCAAAAAGGCAAACTGGATGAACACCTCATCCGCCATATGGTATTAAATATCATTCGTAACCATGTTAAAAATTTTAAAGCAGAATATGGTGAAGTGGTATTGTGTTGTGATAACCGTAAATACTGGCGTAAAGAATATTTTCCATTTTACAAGGCAAATCGTAAAAAGAACCGTGATAAGTCCAATTTAGATTGGCACATGATTTTTGATATTCTTGCCAAGTTAAAGGTAGAACTCAAAGAAAACTTCCCCTACAAAGTAATTGATGTTGAGGGTGCTGAGGCCGATGATATTATTGGCACATTGGTACCTCGCCATGCACCACATGAAAAGATTTTGATTCTTTCGAGTGATGGCGATTTTTTACAGTTGCAACAGAATCATAATGTTAAGCAATATAATCCATCACAAAAGAAATATGTCGTATCTCCTAATCCAATTATGGATTTAAAAGAAAAGATTATCCGTGGCGATAAAGGTGACGGTATACCCAATGTTCTTTCTTCTTCCGATTGTTTTGTCCGTGACCTTCGTCAAACTCCTATTACACAAAAAGTGTTAGACAAACTAATGAGAGAAAGTTATTTGGAACAAGAAGAAACAATTAAGTCTAATTTTATTCGTAATTCAACTTTAATCGACCTTTCTTTCATTCCAGAAAACATTAAAACCAAAATTATAAATACATATGAAGAAACAAAGCCGGCTAAAGGCAAATTGCTGAATTATTTTATTGAGCATAAACTAAAAAACTTAATGGAAGTAATAGAGGAATTCTAATGATGAGAAACATATATGAAATTTTTGATGATTTTGAATTAGCAAAAAATAAAAAAGAAAGAATGGCTGTTATTGAGAAGAATCTTTCTCAAACATTGGTCGATGTATTACAGTTAACCTATCATCCAGATTATCAATGGTGGGTTACCGAAATGCCAGAGAATTATAAAATACCAACTTCTAATTTACCTGGATTAGCAACTACACAACTATCAACAGAAATTCGCAAATTATATTTGTTCCGTAAAGGTGACGGAATGGGAGATAAATTAAATCCTAAAAAACGAAATGAATTACTTATTCAATTTTTAGAATCTTTAGAACCCCGTGAAGCAGAAGTCATCATTGGTATCTTTAGTAAAGACCAAGGTGTAAAAGGTTTAGATTATAAATTCGTTAAAGAGGCATTTCCACACTTATTACCATAATGCGACCAAAAGATAGAATAATAATAATAACCGGTACATTTGATCCATTAACTGCTGAAGAATTACTCTATATTAAGAAATGTCACCATAGAGGTGATTGGTTAATCGTTGGTGTTCACTCTGATTGGTATATGGCTTGGTCACAAGGTGGTTTTGTTCAAAATTATGAAACTCGTAGAGAAATCGTTAAAAGTTTAAAATTTGTAGATGAAGTTATGTCATTCAATGATTCTGATGGTACCGTTTGTCAATTGCTTAAAATAGCAAAAATTTGTTATCCTGATGCCATCATTACTTACATATCACAAGAAGATATGCATAATATGCCTGAAACTAAAATCAAAGGCATTAAATTTGAAACGATGAAATAGGAGAAAGAAGTGACCAAATTTGTGGGAAAGTTTCGCAAGAACCAAGACTATAACGAAGATTACAGTTATATGCCAAAACGAAAACACAAGAATGAGCATTCTGAAATCAAAAAGATGAAGAATCGTGATGTTGAAGAAGTATTAAGTCAACTCGATGATTCAAGTTTACCAGAAGAAAACAGAAATATCTGATTTTTTCTTATAAGTAGGTATGTCCGCCTTTAATAAAAAGGTATTGTTGCTTCCATACAACAAATTCGCTTGACATCCAGCATTACCTGTATTATAATAGGTTCTTCACATGGAGAATCCTTGATTATGATATACGGTTATATTCCAAAATCTAAACCAAAAAAATTGACTAAGGCTCAACAAGAGCAAAAAGCAGAGTGGTTGGCTGCTATCAATCAGTTATCGTCAAAACGGTATTCCCGTTCTCCCCTAATTAAAACAAGTTTGCCAATTAAAAATATGGCTACTTACCACAGAGAAACTCCGAAAGTTGCGTCCTTAGATACTGGTTTTATCGCTTGCACTAAGAAATTCGGAAATTCTTATACCGGTGAAAAAATTAAAGGCATTGGTACAATGCACAAATCAAATGCTGTGCCAATTTTTACAGATAATGAAGCGAAAGATATAGCGAGTATGCGCAGATGAGCGAATTTGATGAATATTTTGAATATTTGGAAGAATTGAGTGATGCTGATTTACAAAAAGAGCTTAAATGGCTTGAATCTATCGGCAAAGCTAAATCAAATAATCAGAATTTTGTAGTAATTGACCATTTTTATGATATGTAAGGTGAAAAATGTTAGCACAACACGAAGAAACTGCAGTTTTGAACGGCATTGATACTGTAATTTACAATTTGAAGCAACTGCCTATTGATGATGTTGCGCATTTTCTTGTAAAATTCAATCCGAAACTTGCGGATGAGTTAGCGAGCGCAATTTCTTATCAATTTTTTGATAAAAACGAAGGAAAAAATCATGGGTAATCAATCTTATTACATTTGGCTTGATGCCAAAGCAGACGATGAAGAAATTCCTGCGTGGAAACGCTTGGATATTGTCACTCGCAAGTGGGCTGTGTTGTCCGGATTTGAAAAAGACCAATCAAATTATCAAAAAATGAAAGAACAGTATGAGTAAAATGTTTAAATCGAGAAAACCGATTAAAAATTGCTTACTTTTAGAGTTTAATACTCAAAAAGATTTAGCTTTAGCATTCTGTCGTGTAGAAGAATACTATGAAGGTCAACCAAAACTTAATGGAAATTATGTTTCATTTATAGACTTCATTGATTTTTTTATGAAAGATGATGGCAGTATTGATTACTTCAATTATTGGTCTGGTTTTAATATTCCAGGAAATATTTTCAGGGAATGGTTTTATCAAAAAGCTAAAGATAAAACAAAATGGGAATTAGAATTAGCAAAAGAAGTATCCGATAAGTTGGATATGAGCATACCATTCTATGTTATTGGTGGTAAAAAAGGCGACATGAATGTAATCGACCATGAAATTGCCCATGCTCTATATTATATGGATGAATCATACAAAGCTGAAATGGAAGAAATGAATTATAATTTCTTTAAACAACATCGTATGCAATATTCTAAGATGGTGAAGAAATTGAAAAAGATGGGTTATGGTGAGAATGTTATTAAAGATGAAGTTCAAGCCTATATGAGTACCAGTAAAAAATCAGAATTGGTAAATGATTTTGGTTTGGATTACGATACCATTAAACCCATGATTACTCAATACCGAAAAGTGTTGTCCTGGTACAACACTAATAAGAAATAACTTGACGGTAGACGATACATATAGTATAATGGTTCTATTAACTCGGAGATTATATGGAACTTATTCAATCAAAATCATTACTTGCCAAACTAATGGGAACAGAAAATCTTATCGTTGAACAACGCAATGTGCAAACTGCGTCATTTGATGTTAAGAACCGTGTATTGACGGTACCTGTATTAGACAAAAACATTTCTGGTTACCTCTATGACCTTTTCATGGGGCATGAGGTCGGCCACGCTCTCTATACTCCACTTGATGGACTAATCAAAGCACACGAAGAAAAAATTTCAGCATCCGTAATGAACGTGTTGGAAGATGTTCGTATTGAGAAAAAAGTCAAAAACAAATATCCTGGTATTCGTTCCAGTTTTGTTCGTGCTTATCGTGAACTCATCGATAAAGATTTCTTTGGTACTGCTGGTACTGATTTAAATGATTTGAATTTTATTGACCGTGTTAACCTTTACACTAAAGGTGGTGCAACACAAGGTATTAAATTTACCGACTATGAGCAATCGCTGGTCCGCATGATTGAAGGGACCGAGACCTATGATGATGTGATGGCGGTTGCTCGCCTCGTTTGTGATTACATGAAGAAGCAAGCCGAAGAACACAAACAAAATCATCCTACTGAAGAATTTGAAGAAGATGAGGATGGTGAATACGAAGGCTTTGATTCCGAAGGTTATGATGATTCTGACGAATTTGATGAAGAAGAAGAAACCAAAAAAGATGGTAATGATAGCGAAGCATCACCAGAAAAAGAATCGGATGAAAAAGAAGAATCTGATTCTGGTAATGAAGCTGGCGGTACTCAAGTTTCTGAAGATGAAGCACCTGACACCAAATCATATACAGATGAAGCATATCGTAAAAACGAAAGTAAACTATTTGCAACTGATGGTCGCACCCATTACTACGCCAATATTCCTAATGTTAAATTAGAAGATGCAATTGTAGGACACAAAGCTTTATGGAAACGTTTTCGTGAAGATGCATCTCATACTTCAAAACATTATAGAAGCAATGATTTTACCGGACTTGATATTCCAAAATTTATGAAATTGCGTAATGATTCCAAAAAAGTTGTTGGTTATCTTGCCAAAGAATTTGAGTTGCGTAAAAATGCTGACCAATTGAAACGTGCATCAATTGCCAAAACTGGTGATTTGAACATGAGTAAGATTTATGCTTATCAGTTAACCGATGATATCTTTAAAAAGATGACCATTGTACCCGGTGCTAAATCACACGGATTGGTAATGTTTCTTGATTGGTCCGGTTCTATGTCTAATCACATGGAAAATACAATTAAACAATTAATCAACTTAGTAATGTTTTGCAAGAAGGTAAACATTCCTTATGATGTGTATGCCTTTAGTGCTGAACATGATGAACCGTACAAACAAGCTTTAGTTGAAGGTGATGTTGTATTGCGTAATTTCAAACTGTTGAATCTCTTATCAAGTAAGATGACTGCGGCTGAATTTACCTATGCCGGTTCTGCTCTGGTACAAATGTCCGAGTATCGCCGTGGCTGGAGACCAAACTGGTTACAGAAAGGTGGTACGCCTTTGAATGAATCCGTTATCTCTGCTATGAAAATTGTTCCTGAATTCCAAAAGCAGTACAAATTACAAATCGTAAATACTGTATTTCTAACTGATGGTGAAGGCCATAGTAATTGTGATGTTTATTATAAAGATAATAAAGGTAATTTTAGAGATGGTACAACTAATCAAGAAATTGATTATGATTCTATTGACTGGAAAGCAAGACGCCAAATGGTGTTGCGTGACCCAATTACCAAGAATCAAGAAATTATTGAAATTAACCGTGGTCGTGAATTAACTGCATCATATATAAAGATGTTGAAGTTGAGAACTAATTGTAACATTGTTGGTTTCTATGTATTGGCTGGTCGTGAGTTGGGTCGTGAATTGCATTATTTTTATCCTAATAATTATATGTTGCATGATAAAATCAAAGCAGAATTCCGTAAGAACAAATCACTAACAGTTACCAATGCTGGTTTCGATGAATACTATTTGTTGAGAACCGAAGCATTAGACACCGATGAAGATGTGACTTTTGAAGTAAAAGAAAATGCCACAACCCGTGGTCTGGTTTCAGCGTTTAGTAAATTTGCTGGTAACCGTTTGAATAACCGTGTAGTATTAAATCGTTTTATAGGAATGATATCATGAAAGATGTAGCAACTTTTGTAGGTGAAGCAGGTAAAATTATGGCTGTAATTTATGAAGGCGATGGTTTTTGGAAAGTAAATTACGGTACAGCGGATGCACCAGCATCTTTCAGTAAGGTGTTTATGACTGAAGCCGAAGCCACCGCTTTTGCTGCTGGTTATACCGACAAAGGAAATAAGCCAACTTTATTGAGTGAATAATATGGAATATGTTGAAGCGGATGATTTTAATCCTAAAAAAATATACGAAGATTTGATTGGTCGTGCCAAGCAGGCCAAAGAATGGTTTGTTTCTTGTTATATTGAAGAAGAATGGATGCCAAAAGGCGAAGCATTACCTTTTGATTTGTCTATTAAAGATGGAGTATTTACCTGCCGTGTTGTTTGTTCAACATATAAAGATGCACAAACTATTGTGGCAAATACTTTACCTGTAATTAAATTTATTGAAGATCCAAATGAAAAGTAAAATTGAAGAAACTCTTGTAATCCTACAAGAAGAATGTGCTGAAGTGATTCAAGCCGCATCCAAAATTCTACGTTTTGGTTTCCAATCTCGGTATCCTACCGAAGATTTTGCCTCAACTAAAGAATGTTTAGAAATGGAAGCTGGACAATTACTTTGTATGATTGGATTATTAGTCGAGCAAGGTGCCATTAATGAAGATGCTATGATGGAAGCAATGGAAGCCAAAAAGATTAAACTAAAAACTTGGTCGAGTATTTTTAAATAATGGATATTAGAGAACTTATTGCTCGCCTACATAGAATTAAGATGTGGACCCAACAAGGATCCATGGCCAGAAGTTTAATAGACGAATTAATTAACCATTTCAAATCACAGTTACCACAATAAAATGGAAGCTCTTAAAATTACCGGAATGATTGTTCTTATATTTGTGGTATATTCACTCATAGGCAACGATGATTACCATAAAATGTTTGACAAACCTTATATAATCCGTTATGATTGTAATGAGGTGACGGAAGATGCACCTAAAGAAATTCTCGACAAATGTATGAACACCAGTGAAAGATATATTAATGTTAAAGCCTATAAAGAATAGTGCATTATTAGAGTTATTAGAAAAAGACCTAACAACCGAATCTGGTATTATTTTAAAATCAGATGTAACTCAAGTCAATAAAGGTTTAGTTTTAGCAATCGGTCCTGATGTGACCGATGTTGATGTGGGTGAAATAGTTCTACCAAATTGGAATCTAGCCAAGAAAATTAAACACGAAGGCAAAGATTTATATATTATTAAACAAGATGATATCGTAGGGGTATATGATAATGCAGACAACCTATAATGAAATGTATCTTGCTGTTTTGAGAAAAGAACGAGAGCATCTGTTGAGTTTACATGACCCGCACCAAGAAGGTACAGGCCATTTTAATACGGCAGCTTCTGTTTTGGAATCTAGAATTAAAGAATTAGAACAGAATAGTAATTAAGGTAAAGAATACTTCTATTTCCATTACATACCACGAATGGAGTAGAAGTCACGAACCAACCGATCCACTTCAGCATGAGTAGTTGGATTCTTAGACTTGATGTAGTATTCTAGTTGTGAATGGGTTCTTACGAAGTTGATAGAGTCGATAATTGATTTGAGGAATTTCATTTGTAGTCCTTTTGAGATTTAAAATTAAACACCATTTGTATTAGTGTTTAAGATATTAGTATTTATACTTAGTTATGTTGTGAAGCAACATTTTTTTATATGGAGAAATATTATGCCTAATTGGTGTTCAAACGTGGCCACAATCAACCACGGTGATAAAGAAAAGATTGATGCCATTGAGTTTGAATTAAATAAAGAAAAAGATGATGTTGCTCTTTTTCAAATGCTATGTCCATGTCCTGATGACCAAAAAGATAATTGGTATGAATGGAATATCAATAATTGGGGTACCAAATGGGAAGCTTCAATCTATGACTTTGAACGCCTAGACGATAATAATATCCGTGTCAACTTTGATACCGCATGGGGTCCTCCTACCGCTCTCTACGATTACCTATTTGAAAATGGTTACGACACCACCGCCTACTATGATGAGTGTGGCATGGCTTTCTGTGGTAAGTATGAGTTTGGCTCAGATGACCAATATGATTATTCTGATTTAGATTCAGCACAAGTTCAGGATGAGATTCCTTCTGATATTGATGAGATGTTCTCTATCTCTGAACAAATGCAAGACCGTGAAGCCGAAGAAGCTGAGGAAGATGATGATACTCAGACATATTCGGATGACGAAGATGATATTCAAACCTATGAAATGACCGAATGGTTTGATGTTAAAACCAAACCTGTTCGTTTAGGTACCTATGAAGTTGAATATGATAAACCAAACGCTTGGCCATTTCCATCTCGCTTAGAATGGACTGGAAAAAAATGGATCAATGGTCAAGGTGAGGTTCGCAAAGATGTAGGCAAGTGGCGAGGACTTACTCAAGCACAACACGATTTATGTGTTATGACACAAGAATTAAAAGATATGATTGATGAACAATTAGAAACGGAGACCGAATATAACTCTTTGGTTGAATTACAAAACCTCAAAGATGAATTTGACAAAGCTTTGGCAGAATGACCACTTTTACTACCGAAGATAGATTAAAAGCCGAGAAGATGCAGGAAATGATGAGCGACCTGCAATCGGCAAATACGGTAGATGAAATGGTACAAGTATCAGCTAAGTGGTCACAAACATCCAATTCTTGGATCATTACCGACCATGAAGCCATTCGTCAAGCCGAAAAGAAAAGGAAGAAAAAATAATGGGTTCTATTGGATCAACAGAATTTCCTGCTGAATATCCTACTTGGCCTGGAGATGCATGGAAGAATTGGGATCCTAGGCAACAAGAGATTAAGTTTTTTTGGTCATTAACTGAACAAATTCCATTAGGACTGAATTATGATGGTTGTGATACTAGAGAGAACAAAGGTTTGTATTTCTCCAGTGGTTCTGGTGCAACCTTTAGTACCGGTTCTGCACTAACTCCCGACTCTACCGGTACCGCATGGGTCACCGTGAATACTGGTAGATTAGAATTGGATGTGGAACAGACCACGATTATTGTAAAAAAGAAACCTGCTCTATACAGAAGAGCATTATATAAGTTAATTGGTATTAATTGGAGAATTAAGTGAAAGAATATAGAATATCAATCGTATCAGATGGAAACGGAAAGTCACATTATGAAGTTGAATGGAAAAGAGAAAAATCATTTTGGTTCGAAAAGGACGAATGGTATAACTCCTATGAAAACGAAAGAATCGGTGATACCGGCTGGAACATCAATGTTAAACAAGAGTTCAAGTCTTTGGAGAAAGCGGCAGATTATGTCCGTTCTAAAGATACTAAAAGAGAAGTAGTCGTTAC